ACACTTGGCCGCGATTGTGTTTGACTACTTGGCACTCGATAAAGCCAATCACATCTTGGGGTAATGGTGGTTTGAAGGTGCTTCTTTTATTCGCCAGCAGTTCGGCAACTTGTGCCTCAAGTGCTGCAACTCGTTCTTCTAGGGTCATTGTTTTTGATTGTTTTGATTAGAACAAAGTTAGTACTCCACTCGGTTTTTTCTTTTCGAGCTTGTCAAGTAATTCAATCACTTGCTCTTTGTTAAAGTAGTGCTGCTGTCCAGTCATTACTCGCTGTTTCAATTCTTCAATGCTCATTTGTTTCTAGGTCAATGGTTGGTCTTGGGTACAAGTGTAGGAATTTTTCAGGAAGCCTATTGTAAAAAAACATCATAGGCTGGCACATTCCATTTTGGTACAGCATCTTAAAGCATTCGTACACTTGCTGGCGCATGATGCTGTCAACTTCAATTAGGTTAGTGATTGCCTTCTGAGCGTGAAGAACTGTGGCATGATGCCTCTTGAAGATGTGACCAGTCGCAGTAAGTGAATATCCACACTGATAATAGACTGCGATCATGCCTAGCATTCGTGGAATCTTCACCTCAGTCTTTCGGTCTTGCTCTGTGATTCTCTCATAGGTCATACCATAATAGGTACACACTGCATTCACTACATCTTCAGGATTGGTGGCATCCGATACTGCTACGCCCATTCTTTTTCTCTGAGCAAAAATTTCCATATCAATCACATCAGATGGTGCAATATCTCGCAAAAACTGAAGCATTGGTATGCGCTGCGGAAAGTGAATGATTTTGTACAGCCTTTCTATATCTTTTTGTTCAAGCATTGTTTTTGAGTTTATAGGTAAAAATCTTACGTCCATAGCTGCCAATCTGCTGGCCAGCTTGTTCAATGAATCCCTGTTTCATTAGGGTATTCAGTGAACGTCGAACACTAGTCAATGGCCAGTTGAAGCCATTGATACCTGCAAGCACTTGCATATTCTCAGCCGAATGCACAAGGTCGGGCTTGCTCTTGAACATCTCAAGTATTTTCGCGTCCTGTGTTTCAGAAGCTATGCGGTTTCTTTTCAAAAAGTCACCGCTTTCATTCGTCGTATTGTAGTAGGTCATTGAAATTTCTGTATTGATTGTTGAACATAATTCTTGGCCGCTGCTATCTTAGTGCGAATGAGCTGCTGATATTCCGAATCCGCTGGCACTTCGAGCGTGAATAGTGGTTTCATCAGCTGACGTGGATCATAACTCACAAACACACCAGACTCACAACCTGCACACATCATGTTCATTTGAATCTGAGCGTATATCTCAGGCTCTTCAGATTTCAAATCTTCAGCACTCGAATACTTCAATACTCGTTTCACATGAATTGCCGAATTAAATGGGCACTTAATCTCACCTACTACATTGCCCCATGTAAAGTCAGGACTTCCACCTGCGAATCCTTCGAACTCAAACAAGGCGAAAAACTGTGGATCATCTTTGCCAAAGTACTTGAGTTCACCTTGCACTGTTTGAGCGAATTTAGCGAAGGCTTCAGACTCGTATTCATTGCCCCACTCGATTGCCTTACTACTTACTTCATCTTTTCTTTGGCCTGTGGTTATCTCAGCCAATACCTCTTCAAGATAGGTTTCTGCCGTTGCTGTCCACTCAGCACCCTTTGTTCTAGGGGTGCCGAGTATCTTGCTTACTTGGGAGCTCGTTATTTTTCCCATACGTGTTGTGTGCCAGCTCATTTTTTTGATAGATTTAATTGCATTAATTTTGATTGAACTAATCTCTTGCCTGCATCAGAATCAAATTCGGCTGGAAAGGTAGCTTCTATTAGATCTGCATCCGCTTCACTATTCATGCCTTGCACCATCTGAACAAAGTCAGTAGGCAATTCATCTACGCTGGTGGCATCTTGTGGAACGTCTACATACTCCACATCATTAGTTTCTACGTCACGTATAACAGCCTGATCTGCTACAACTGCACGCTCCATCTCGATTGATAGTGGGCCAAACTTCAATGCCATTTTTAGAACTGTCTTACAAGCCATTGCATCAAAGTCGCTTTTCCATGGGCCATTGTTGAAAGACTTGCTTCTACGTTTGCCATGTTTCTCTACTTGCTCACGGGTCATGTACACTGTCTTTTCAAAGCCGTTAATCAACTTGAAGTAGGCAGCATATCCAATAGCATCACCTGTGCCCATTACTTGGAAGTCACACTCAAATTCTTCGGTCATGTAGTTGAATGACTTGAACTGATTAGCATACACTGGAATGGCATTGATAGCCTTGTACTTGCCAGTGCGAAGTGCGAGCTGGATTAGACCTTTGTAGCCAATTTGGAATTGTGCATCTGAACCGTATGGTACAATATACGCGAAGCCTAAATTGTTATTTATTGGAAGGTCTAGGATTGCCGCAGTAGCTGCTGCATTGTAGATAGTGTTCGGGCTTGCCTTCTGAAGTAGTGAATTGCTATTGACTACCTGAAGCACACCGGTGATGAATCCTGCTGACTTCGCACCAAGTAATTCTTGGAATTTCGCTTTAATCTTGTCACCTTCAAGGAAGGTCTTAATCTGTTGCATAGGCGCAACTGCCGTAGATGTGTTACTCATTGTTTTTAAATTTTGCTGCAAGGTATGCAGCTGTTTGTTTGTTGATATTAAAATGAACTTAATTCTCGTCCTTCTTTGGCTCACCTATTCCGAGTTTCCTAGCGTAGTTCTCAATCGTTTCGGCAACCCATACATAGTTATTATCCATTTCCATTTGGAACCACTCATTGGTATCTCTATCGCAGTACTCAATCTTATCAATCTCGTACTCATTGCCTGACTTAATTGTGATACGTTTCTCTATGATACCTCTGTACTTCTTATCCAGCTCCACCTCAAATGGGTATTTCTCTATTCGCTCGATTGCCTTGCCTATTTCTATTTTAATCATCTTAGTAGGTATTGTTAAGTTCGGTTTCGATTCTCTCTAGCATCTTGCTCAGTGTTTCTTTAGCGGCAAGCAAGTGAGTTTTTTGGCGGTTCAAATGCAGTGCGCTGGTGATTTCGTCAAGGCTTGGTCTGCCTGAATCGGTAGTGATTACCATGTGCATAATTTGCTCACCTTTGAATGCAGATACAACGAGCTTGTCATCCATTGTGGTGGCGGTGGTGAAGTTTGTGGTGTTCATGTTAGATAGATTTAAGAGTTAAGATTTTAGTTTCGGTTTGGCAAATAAGAATGCCGTGTTCATCTTCAGTGGTTTCTGCACCTACTTTTTTCGATTGCTCTACGAACAACCATGCAGCTTCAACCATTCTTTTTGATTCGAATTTCCAAAGTAGTTCGCCTCGGAATTGATAAGTCACTAGATACTTCATTGTTTTTGTTTTAGATTTGTTGTTGTTTGATGGAGCAAATATATGTGCACTTGTCAACAGCCGCATGAAAAACACCTTAAAAGAGAATTAAAATGCAAAATGAAGAGTTTCAAATTCAAAGAGCATTGGTTCAATACATTGAATTACAATATCCAAAGGTGCTTTTTTGCGCTTCTGCTGGCGGTATGTACACAACCAAGACATCAGCCATACGAATGAAGCAGGCAGGTTATCGACGTGGATTTCCTGACTTATTCTTCTACCATCCTAACCGCACTCACATGGGTTTGGCCATAGAATTAAAGAAAGACCAAGGTGGGCGAGTGACCAAAGAGCAAGTGCAATGGATTAACGACCTTCGCGCACGAGGATATCAGGCTTATATTTGTCATGGTTTAGATTCAGCAATACAAGTGCTAGATGAATACATGGCTGCATAGTTATATCTCGGACAACTTCACGCGTATTCTTGCCATGGCCAAGGTCATCACCAAAGGCTCAGGCTGGCATGAAGATATAGCCATGACCGTTATTGAGCGTATATTGACTAGGACGCCACATGACTTTGAAGGCATGGTGACAAGAGGTGAAGATAAGTACTTCCTTTCAGTGTGCATTAAGAACGCATGGATTGACCACAACAGGAAAGAATCTCGAATACAGACCACCAGCACTGATGGTGTTGAACATTTCACTTCACTAGATACTGACTTCGAGATTGACCGAATAGAACACTTAAATTGGTTTGAGGGTGAATTGTACCATCTCTACTTTGTGCAGGGTCTTACCACAAGAGAAATCGAAAATGAAACAGGTATTAACTATGCCAGTGTTTCAAGATATATTAATAGCATCAAATCTAAACTAATTGAAAATGGTTGTTTCTAATACAAGATACCAGCAAAGGCTCGTTGTGTGCGAATCATGCGAGCACTACCGTGAACAAGAGTTCTTGAATAAGATTGGACTGAACGTCAAAGCCAAGTTTTGCGGCAAGGCAATCACAGGCGAATGGATAGAGCATGAAGGTGAGCAAAAGAAGCTATGTGGATGCGTTATGGCTGTGAAGGCTAAAGGTCTTTGGTGGAATTGTCCGCTCGGCAAATGGCCTAAATTCTTACTTAGTCCAGTACTAATCGAAGAGGCTGAGAAATTCATCAAGAAGGCATCTCGAATTAAGTCCACTAATCCTGCCTACCGTGAAATGGTCAATGAGTACTACCAAATGAAGTCATCAATTACTGGACGTAACCTTATGCCTGACTACTGCGATGTATGCTTTAGGAGTGAACTGGCAAGCATGAAGCAACAAGTTGAAGAATGGAAGTCAACAGTTGTGCAAAAGTAGATTTGTAAGTATCATTGAAGTGGTGCATATTTGTTCCGCTTAGACCAACAACGATATTGTCCTACACGACAGGACATCTAAAAGCCCGCAGGTCTAAGCAACTAGCGGGTTTTTTTATTTTATACCACTAGAAAGGTGAGTTGGGAGCATCGACCTTCCAAGCCTTGAAAGTGCCCAGTTTTTGGTGAGAGTTTGTGAATAGAAAAGCAAACACAGTTCGGACTGGGGTAAGAAGCGATAGAACGGGGGATTCAGACCAATCGCAGCCATGTAACAAAGGGAGAGTGGCAGTATCTGACGGAGGGCGGTAAACCTTCGAGAAGTTGACCCAAGCGAGTGAACAGCCGTGTTTTCACTTGTACGCGAAAGGCCGAAGGTTGGCTCCACAAGCAAACAATTCAGCGAGCGTAGTTGTAACTCTTTGTGTCAAAAACACCGAGGGATTAAACTAACTACGCTTTCTAACCTCAGATTTCACCAAAGCAATACAATCAACTCTAATCAAAAACTTCAATGAAACTTCAATGCAAAAATTGTAATTGTGAGATTGAAAAGTTTGAAAACTACTTTTTGCACACACAAAAAAATAGATGGGATGGTGATAATGGAGTGATATGCCGACCAACAAATTATTCTAAACCATTAACAGGTGCAGCTCCAAAAAGCCAAATACAATGACAATTCACGAAAAAATTAATATACGCTCAAACTACTTTGGACTTTGCTACTTTCCGGTAACACTTGCTCAAATGCACATTTATAATGGGCCAAAACTTGCAAATGTAGTTCGAACAAATTGGTACAACCATTTTGGAAGTGTTCCATATTTTGTAATTGGCACACAAGTACTTTGGAATGTTTTGGAATCTAAAAAATTCACTAACTTTGAATAATGATTGAGCTCAAACGAGATACATCTACCGAAGTTCCGTACTTTTTTTTTGAAGTACTGAACAAGTATGGTGTGCTCATGCTCACATCAAAGGCCTTTTACGACAAAGAAGAAGCACTTAAAGCAATCAAAGACTTTGATACCTTGCTGGGCAAGTTTTACCGCGAAGGTATTAAACTGAAAGTTAGGGATTTAACTGTTTGAATAAGAATAAATTAACTAATCCAAGTTGAAATGATAGGTGACACAGATGACAACAAAAAAAGAATGATAAAAGCACTTGAAAAAACTTGGGGTGTTGTTTCGCCAGCTTGTGATATAGTTGGCATATCACGTCAGACCCATTACAGGTGGGCAGAAGAGGATGCAGAATACAAGGCTGCGGCACTTGAATGCAAGAATGTTGGAAAGGATAAGGCCGAGTGGGCACTTATCAATTTATGCGAGGGTGCAACATATGAAGCACTTGACATGGAAGGCAACATTGTGACCTTGCGTGACAAGCCTAATGCTTCGGCAGTGATATTCGCCAACAAAACACTGAACAAAGATAGAGGCTACATCGAGAAGCAAGAGATTGACACAACGATTCAGCCAGTGCAGATTAATGTGGGTATAACTTCAACCGATTCAGATGACCATCAAGATTCCTAATGAGAGCCAGTTGACGCTGGGCCAATATGTGGCCATGCTATCACCTGCAACAGATGCGGAAAAGATAGCCAAGGTATTCGATATTGAATTGGAAACGGTGCAGTCCTGGAAGCAGTCAGCCATTCGAACAATAATGGAAGAGCTGAAGCCTTCTTTTGAAGATTGCAAACCTAAGTTTCAAAGATTTGTAGAGTTAAACTTTACTGACTTCGGTTTCATTCCAAATCTCGATGGCATTACAGGTGCAGAATATGCAGACCTTATGCGAGCACTTGAACAAGTGAATGTTAATCCACTTGATGTGGCTGCGGTTCTTTACAGGCCAATCACTGACCGCATAGGCAAGTGGTACAGAATTGAAGATTATACTTACCTAGACAGAACCAAGTACCAAGAGCAATTAGAGAAGATGCCTTTAGAGGTTTATTTTGGAGCGATCGCTTTTTTTTTCGATATCAGGAACAACTTGCGAGGGACTACGCTCGATTATTTATCAAGCCTGACAGCGGAGATGAGCCAAGAGCTGAACAATATCAGTCAGTCCTAGGCAGGTATGGCTGGTTTCATTTCTTTGCACAGTTATCAGACAACGACCCAGTGAAGATGGAGCAGGTTTTTAAGTTACCAATCCGAAGCCTATTCACTATGGCTTGTTACAAGATAGACCACAACTACGTTTTAACTGAAACAGCCAAACAGCCATGAGCACACACAACATAGAGATAAGCTGGTTTCAGAAGTTTGCCGAAGCCAATCCATTCATAAAGCGATTCAGCTTCGGTGATCCTTCAGGTATTGACTTAGGCAAAGAAGGTGAGTACCCAATCATGCACGTGCAATACAACGGCACAACATACGGGGAGAAATCAGTAAGCAGTGCCTATGCTATTACATTACTAGACCTTCCGATTGATATTGATAATAAGGTCATCAACCAGCGCGAAGTTATCAGTGATATGCGCCAAGTCGCTGAAGATATATTGGCCGCTATCCAAAATGGCGATGGTGGTATTTTTCCGAGTAAGGTAAGCTTTGAGAATCCGAATATCACAATCTTCACTGAGGACTATACCAATGTTTTGTCGGGTGTTCAGTTGGATCTCAACCTTACCTATCCATTCCTATACAACTTCTGCATCTCACCACTAGGCACAGGTACAGAAGAGCCGAACATACCAAGCACTGAATACAGCACTGGCCGCATCAGAATCAGCCAAGAGGAAGTTGAATTGGGCTATGCACGGGAGTTGAATTTCGACGATACGTTTGAAGTTAGTCTAGTCGGCAACATTGCCTACATCACAGCACTTGGTGGCGGTGGTGGCGGTGGCGGTTCTACTTGGTTCGATGGTGCAGGTGTTCCATCTTCGGGAACTGGCATCAATGGTGACTACTACTTGAACACTACTAATGGTGACGTATATCGTAAGAGCTCAGGCACTTGGTCGGTTGTTGGCAACATCAAAGGGCCGCAGGGCGATGATGGTGCAGATGGGCCTGCTATTGAACTTCAAGTAAACGCCACTCACATCCAATGGAGAGTTGTTGGTGCTGCTACTTGGATTGACCTGATAGCCTTGTCAAGCATTACCGGTTCAGATGGCCGCGAGGTAGAGCTTCGAGTATCTTCTAATATACTTCAGTGGAGATACGTTGGTGATGCTTCGTGGACTAATCTTATTGACTTAACTACTCTTACTGCTGGGTTTGTTCCGTACACTGGTGCAACTGCTGACTTGGATATGGGCACGCACAATGTGACTGCTGACCACATCACTCTTAACGTCAGCCCATCGGGAGCTGGTTACGTGGTTGGAAGTACTAAGTGGAACAATACACTAGGCAGTTCGGAAACACTTTTAAAAGGTGGCAATGTATCACTCAAGAACGGTGTTGACCTTGTTGCCCGTATAGTCAATAAAGTTACTCCGAACACTACGCTAACAAAGGCAGCATATCAAGTTGTTCGAGTTAGTGGTGCGACAGGTGGCCGCTTGTCTGTTAATTTAGCCCAAGCGAATAACGATAACAATTCAGCAGATACAATCGGAGTAGTTACCGAAACAATAGCAACCAATCAAGAAGGCTTCATCTTGTGTGTTGGTCAACTTGAAAACATTAACACTACGGGAAGTCTACAAGGTGAAACTTGGGTAGATGGTGATGTGCTATACTTGTCACCTACAACGCCCGGAGCAATCACCAAAGTAAAGCCAACGGGCAATGGTCACATAGTAGTGATTGGATATGTTGAATATGCGCACGTGAACAACGGTAGCATCTACGTTAAGGTGATGAATGGGTGGGAGCTTGACGAACTTCATGATGTTGATATTATTTCACCTGCCAACAACCAAGTGCTTCGATACAATTCAACTAGTCAGTTATGGGTGAATGACTCTATACCAACAGTGCTTGGTTATACGCCAGTCACTCAGGCAAGAACAATCACAATAGATGGTACTACACTAGACTTGTCGGCAGATAGAACTTTTACAACGACTGGTTCACGCCAATCGGCAAGTCTTAACATGGTTTCTTTGAACGTAGCAGCGAACACCACAACATTTGCTTCTATTGTTACAACAACCCCAAGCGCATTTAATACGGAAAACGTGCGCCAAATCGCATTTGGTACGGCTATTTCATTTAATCGACTTACGATAATAACCAACAACGCACAAACGGCAACTGGCAACCTAGTGTTCACACTTCGCGTAGCAGGTGCAGATACATCTTTATCTTTGACTATTGTAGCAGGTAGTGCTGGCGGTGTGTTCACAGCTAGCAGCACCGTAAGTGTAGGAGCTACGGACAGAGTAGCGGTAAAGGTTCAGAATACGAGCACCACAGTTGGTAGTGCAACCATTACTTCAATGTCAACCTTATTCACAATCTAATGGCATACACAACTGAATACACAGTAAATGAAGAAACGCAGCAAGGCACTGTACTAATTACCCTTGACAATGAGAGGCAACTTGCCTTTATTGTGGATGGAACAGGTGACACACTTGGAGTGGATGCAGAGATACACGCAGCTATGTTTGCGGATTTTCAAGTTCCTGAAAATATAGAGCGATTTGCAGCACTATGCGTAGCCAATCCAAGCACTGCGATGCTTACTTACTACAACACTAGACCAGTATAGCAATGGCTGACAACGTATATCCGTTACTTCGTTCATTCGGAGTTGCAACCGTAGAGCGTGCACAGCGCAACCTTGGTGCTACGCGTACAGTTCGCGGTAAGAAGAGGCGTGCAGTTGCTACCGATAACTTAAGAAAGAGTTTGAAGTTTACGGTGCGAGCTACAAAGAAAGGATATAGCTTTAATTTCAAGTCTTTGTCTTATGGTAGATACGTTGAGTATGGACGTGGGCCGACTAAAAACAAAGGCGGCAAAGGTGAGCTAAGGAAAAACATTGAGAAGTGGATTGAAAACAAAAATATCAAACCACGTGAAAACGGTAAATTTGTAAAGGCTACACCAGCGCGATTGAAGGGTTTGGCTTTTGTCATTTCACGCAAGATTCACGAACAAGGAATCGAACCACTATACTTCTACCGTGACGCTATCAATGACACGCTCGAAGAATACGGGCAGCGCATTGCAGAAGAATTAACTAAAAAGATAATAACTGATACATTCAAGTAATGGCAATCACACTCATAAGTTCACCAGCTACCGATAGCAATGAAAATGCTACCGAAATAAGACCTGCTGGAATGAAGAAGCTAGTATACAAGGCAAGCTCAGATAACTATACCAACACTGGCTTCAAGTACGTGGTGGATGTTACAAGTACTGCTGGCACACCTACAATGAATCAAAGGTTCTTTATCAATCCTGATCCAAGTGGAAACATGGTCATTGATATAAAGCCAATCATTAGGAAGTTACAATACCAAAGAGATGCGAGAAATGTTCACTTCATAACTGAACAGCTTCAAGAGCAGCACATGGGTTTGTTTCGCGTCTATGTTCAAGAAGCCTACAATGTAGGTGGTGTGTTCACTATTGATGCAGCAACTGAAGTCAACTTCGACGATGTGTTTTACTTCGATGGTGCATACGATGGTGCGATTGGGCCATATCCGAGCATTCAACCGTTTCAACTTAATGGCCAAACAAAACGGTTTTTAAGTGATATCAAACACACCACTTTTAGAAAAGAATACTCAGCACTTCCCGCTTTTGATCCAGTAAGTGCTGGAATTGTGATACCAGTACGCGATCAAGATTGGGGAGTGATGTATGCAATAGCTTCCGTTATTCACGACTTTTCAAGTATAGTTTATGAGCTATGGATGGATGACCAAGAAACCTATTACAGTGAAACAGTTGGAGCACTTGGCAATCGTCAAATAGTACTACCAATTTTTCCTGCCAATATCAATGCGGGTTCACTGTTTGCAGAAAAGCCAAGTATGCATCCGAATTGGAGTTACTACACTATCCAAGCACTCGACGAAACAGATACACCAATAAGTGCAATATACACCTTTGTTCGCCAGCAGGCTGAGTGCTGCAACACGGTGCGAATAGGTTGGAAAGGTCACAGGGGTGGGTGGGATTATTTCAACTTCACCAAGAAAAACGAAACCGAAGTAAGCACTGAGCGAAGAAGATTCATCAGTGCATTTGCTGATACTGATTTCACCGCTCAAAGTAGAGAGCTTAGCGAACTTGAAGCCGACACGGTGCGCACTATAACAGTCAATTCCGATAACCTAACGTCAGGTGAATTTGAATACTTGCAATGGCTTGTACTTTCAAAGGATGTTCGCATCATTCGAGATAACGGTGTGAGTGTTCCGGTGGTGGTTGAAACAAATACCCATACGAACTACACTGATTGCTACGGCAACAAGATGCAGAACATGACTCTGAAACTCCGCTACGCTACCGAATATGAAGGTGAGAGTGAAGTTGATGAAAGCGAAGTTCCAGGATTTGGATTTGCCGAATTTGATATGGTAATTGAATCGACACTTACGGTCAATGTAGAAACTGATGTGGTTGGTTCGTTCTTGGATTGGGGAGATGGCAGCACAACTGAAACCAATGGTTCAGTAAACTCACACACATACGCTGCTGGTGATTACACTTTGAAAATAGATAACACATATACAGGTGCGTTGAAGATTACCAATGCTAGCATCTACTTCGCTCGATACCTTCCACAGCAAGCTACCTTGTTGAATTTAGGCGGCAACAAATTGAATACAGCAACCGTGAATGCTATACTTCAATTCTACGATGCAGCCAATACAGAGAACTATACATTGAATCTAGGCAGCCAAACACCAAGCGCACCACCAAGCGGAGCGGGAATAACTGCAAAGGATAACTTGATTGCTAAGGGCTGGACTGTAAACACCGACTAAGATATGTCACTAACACTAAGAGCATTTAATAACGATGGGGAAGCATCTTTTCTTGACCTTTACGAAAAGGAAAGTGTGCTTCTTCAATACAACTTCCAAGACCTATCGAGCTTCGAGCCCGATGGAAACTATACAAGGGAGTTTCGCATACCTGATTCACCAAGAAACCGTGAGTTTTTCGGGAGTATTTTCGATGTGAATTTCGATGGCTGGTTTGACTTCAGAAAAAAAGTCAATGCTTCACTAGAGATTGACACGCTACCATTCATGCGTGGTCATATTCAGGTGAAGCAAGTGGTGAAAAAGAAGATGGGCTATGAATATATCGTGACTTTCTTTGGCGAATCTGCAAACATTTCACGCTCGATTGGAGAAAGAAAGCTCAAAGATATTGCAGCACTGCCTGACCTTGATTACACACTCGACTTTGCCAACATTCCTGACCCAAATGCAGACACGATTCTAACCCTATGCGATAAGTTCAATCTTGCACAAGCAAGTGGAGATGGTTATACAGGTATTCAAGACCCTGATAGTCCACTATACATTGGTCACCTTACGCCAGCGGTTAGGGCAAAGTGGTTATTTGACAAGATAGTCAATGAAGCAGGCTTCACTTGGGAAGGTGCAGACTTTGAAGATTTCTTGGACAACGTATATGTTCCATTTGTTTCAGGTCAATTCCTGACCACAGACCAAACCGTGAATGATATATTCATGAGCGTGGGAGTAAGTACGGATATAACGGGAGTAACAACCACAACGGATATTGTGCAGAATGAATTTGCAGATAATGGTGGCTATGTAAGTAGTGGAATCTTCACAGCACCTTATTCGGGATACTACACTTTCCGAGTATTCAGCAATATGACCAAAACATCAGGAGGTGGTGGTGGTAAGTGGAGATTATATTTAGTGAATACTACTACGAGCCAAGATGCTGCTTTGATAGGTAACGATATGGTATGGGGTACAGGTAATTTCACGATTACAAGAAGTGCAGATTGCACCGTTTTTCTTGCACAAGGTGACCAGCTGAAAATGCAACTGCGAGAGATTGTAAGTGTGGGAACGTACACGATTGAAGGCAGCGCGACTAATGACCAGGCAACAGGAACCGGATTCTTTCTCACTGGTGCAAGTGCACCAATGGCAGGCAGTGGTGTGACCGTACTAATGAATCAGAACGCACCTGATATTAAGCAAATTGATTTTTTCAAGGGATTGCTTACCATGGCTAATTGCATTCTTGCTTCGAGTAATACCTTGCCAAACCACTACATCATTCAGCCAATAGTTGAGTACATCGGACAACCAAGATTGACACAACTAAGGACGCACTGATATACCCTACTACTGACCTTCAGTTTAGAAACTTTCACATCACCTACAAAGCGGATGGTGATGCGTTCAATAAAATTTTCACGGATAAGGGCGGTCGTGTTTTTGGTGAATACAAGCTAAGTGTTGCCAATGTTGGCGAAGAGAACATAAATGACTTCGCCACACAGGACAAAAAGATAGAGTTAGCCTTTAGTGCAACACCATGCAACGAAGTGTTCAACTCACCTATTCCAGTGCCTAAGTTTTTGAACGAGTCAAGTCAATTTAGCTTGCCATCTTGCAGAGTGCTATACTACGCTGGTGATGCTACTTGCATCATGGCGGCAACCGTAGGCGGCACACCAACCAACAAGAGCGTGAAGATTCTAAGTAATTACTCAGTCCTGAATCCTGATATTGGTGATTTGGATTTGAACTTTGCACCGGATACGCCACTGCAAAACATATTTGCCAGTCCACTCAACACTCTTTGGTTTAGATACCATGCAGGGTTTTACTCTGAAATCTACTCCAAAGGATCACGCATAATGGAAGCCTACTTTTCGCTCGATTACATGGATATTCTTAACTTCAGTTTTGCAGATGAAGTGTGGATTGAAAATGCCTGGTGGAGAGTGGTTGAAATATCCGATTACAAAGCAGGCACACAAGAGCCATGCAAGGTGAAGCTCGTGAAGATTCTTAACCTAGGACTTGACTGCGACTTTATTCCTGCATCTAGGGCGGTGGATGGAGTCATTACTTTCTCAGATGGTACTGAAAGCGGATTGGCTGGCAATCAATTCTGCTGTGAAAAATACGGCTACACTTGGAACGGCACTAACTGCCTAGCATAGATACAAAACCAACCATTCAATCGTTATATCAATATGCACAGACCTGACTACATAGCAGTACATGAAGCACTAAAGTACATTGAACTCGGAATGAACACGGGCGAGAAATCCCGTGAGCTATCCATTCGCGGTGCTAAGTGCTGGAAGTGGACAAAGGCCATTCTGAATGGTGCTGTATTAGCCTTAATCACATACCTAATCTTCGCATAATGGCACAGGATTTTAACACAAATGTAGTTATCAATACCAATGGTGAAGCCGAGGCACTAGAAACATTGAACAATCTAGGTAGTGCACTGAACGATGTGGGTGGTGCTGCCGAAGGTGCGGAGAAATCTAGTGAGTCTTTACGCTCACAGCTGCGAAGATTACAGGCCGAGCTTGCTGACCTTGACCCAAATACTGAAAAATTCCAAGAGTTATCCAAGCAAACGGGTGAGATAAAAGATAAATTGAATGACGCAGCAGAGGCAACACGTGCCAATGCAGGCCCAGCATTCGAAACGCTTGGCAATAACTTCGGATTGCTCACACAACGTCTTGTCAACCTAGACTTCGAGGGCGTTGGTCAGTCATTAAAAGGTATTGCGGGAAGCATAAGCAATGTGAAGTTTGGTGACCTTGCAAACGGTGCGAAATCACTTGCAAGTGGATTCAAGGCCATTGGTGGTGCATTGCTAAACAACCCCCTATTCTTAATAGCTGCTATCATTGTTGGTGTAGGTGCTGCATTGTTTGCACTCAAAGACAAGATTGCACCAGTTAAGAAAGCATTCGACGTGCTTGCTGAAGGTGTGAAATTTGTTACTGGTTTAATCACTTCATTTACTGATGCCATTGGTCTTACTACGGTGGCTGCTGATAATGCACTCGAACAAACTCAGGCATTACTAGATTCAAATGTAAAGAACGCCAATGCACAGCGCAGGAAGTTAGTTGCCGATGCGAAGCGTAACAACACTTCAGTTGAAGATGTAGAGCGTCAGCACTTCGAGAATCTCAAAAAGATATATCAAGAACAACTTGATGCGCTGGACAATTATGTAAGGCAAGGCGGTGTGCTTAATGAAGACCAGCTAAAAAAACAGCAGGAACTAAAAGCCCAGCTCGAAGGTGTTGTTGCTGACCAGTACGATTTTGAAACTGAACAACTAGTAAAGGCTAGGCAAGCACAAGAGGAAGCGGATAAAGAAGCAGCGGCCAAGGCAAAGGAAAGAGCCAAGCAAGCAGCCGAAGAAAAAAAGCAGCGTGAAAAAGAACTTACCGCCACCATTAAGCAAATAGAAGAAGAGCGACTTCAATCACAGTTGAATGCCGAAGCAAAAGAACTGAGGCAAAATAAAGTGAAGTATGAAGAATTGCTCAAAAAGGCTGGCGATAATAAGGAGCTACAAAAGCAAGTTAAAGAACAAGAAGAACAAGCGAAGGTAGATATTGAAGCTAAGTATGCTAAGATACGTGCTGAGGAAAAGGCTAAGGCTGATGAGAAAACCCGTGCGGATGCCAAAGCAGCAGAACAGCAGTACCAAGACGAACTTGCCGAACTTGAAAACATAGCATTTGAAGCTGGATTAACTGCACAACAAAAAGAACTTCGCGCACTCGATGAATACTACTTCGAGAAAATAGAGAAAGCTAGACAAGCAGGAATTGATACCACAGCACTAGAGCAAGAGTATGCCAATAAAACTGCTGAGATAGACGAGAATTACCGCAAGGAAAAAGAAGCGAAAGACAAAGAGGCAGCAGCTAAAGAGAAGGCCATACAAGATGCCAAGATACAAGTTGCTTCCGATGCCATTGGTCTTTTAATTGCACTGAATGATTCGTTCAGTGGTAAAGATGAAGCGAGCCGAAAGAGAGCATTTGAGCGAAACAAAAAGCTTCAGATAGCGCAAGCCTTAATAAGTACCTACCAAGGTGCAGCAGCAGCATATACAGCAGCAGCAGCCAGTCCTATCACCATAGGTTTTCCTGCTTACCCATTCATTCAGGCAGGACTTGCCGTGGCCGCTGGTTTGGCACAAGTGAATAAGATTCGCCAAACTCAATTCGAGGGTGGTGGTGGTGGTGGTAGTGCATCTATACCAAGTACAGGAGCAAGCGGTGGTGGTGGTCAAGCTGGCACACCACAGAGTCCAATCAACACTTCATTCTTGCAGAATAGACCTGAGCAGAATGCACTACAAGCATATGTGGTAGAAGGTCAGATAACAGACAAGCAAGAGGCAGCACAGAAGGTGCGTGACCAGAGTAGGCTATAAAAACAAAAAGCCACCTCGTTAGGTGGCACTTTGTCAAAACCGTAATTAAATCTAAATAACCTAAAACTTGCTATGAAGACCGCAAACATAACAAAAAAAATCAACCATGAAAATAATTGAGTACAAAATTGATGACGAAGAATTGTTTGGAGTGACTGCAATTTCACTTGTGGATGCTCCTGCAATCGAAGTGGACTTCGTAGCAATGAGCAAACAAGCCGATGCTCTGAACTTCGCTATCCAAGATGAGGAAAAGAGAATAGTAGCAGGGCCGCTTATGATTCCTGATATTAAGATTTTCCGTAAAGGCAAAGAAGGTCAGGAAGATTTCTATGCCACATTTTCAGCCGAAACAATCATAAAGGCTGCAAGATTGTATCTCAAGAAAAACCTACAATCGAATGCCACAGTTCAGCACATGATGCCAGTGATGGGTGTTACTCTCGTGGAATCTTGGACGATAGAAGGTGATTCGGACAAGTCACAGATGTACGGATATAACTTACCAAAAGGTACTTGGTTCGGAATCATGCGAGTGGATAACGATTCGGTTTGGCAATCCGTTAAAGCGGGAGAAATCAAAGGCTTTAGTGTGGAGTCATTCTTTATTCCAACAGAACGCAGTGACTTTGAGAAACACCTTGACGAGCTATTGGAAGCTCTTGCAACAGCATACAACTCTTAATCGTTATAACAAAAATTGACCCGATGAAAATCACAGATTCAATAAAAGAAAAGCTAGCCAAATTGAAAGAATTTGGTTTGAACTTTTCATTCTCAGAACAGGAGCAAAAATTCGTTAAGGCGATGCTTGCTGATGGCACTACTGAAATCTCTACCGATGCCGATTCTTTCGGAGTAGGTGCAGCAGTAACAGTTAATGGCGAACCAGCACCGGATGGAGAGCATACACTTGCAACTGGTGAAATGATTACCACAGTAGGTGGTGTTATCACTGAAGCCAAGCCAGCAGAACCAGCAGTTACTGAAATCGAAATCGAGATGAGTGCTGAAGATGTTGAGGCACTTGCTGACAAGGCAACCGAAATGGGCGAGCAAGTTACTGAGCTGACCAAAGCAAATGAATCTTTGACAAGCGAAGTAGCTTCATTGACCGAAGCAAACGAAAACTTCAAGAAAGAAATTGCAACACTCAAGGCTGAAGTGGTTAAGTTTTCTAAGCAGCCAGCAGGAAAGTCAGCTAAAGAAGTTGATGCAGTACCAGCTAACGAAAGTGCACACGAAAAGTTTCTTCGTGAGTCACGTGAGCGTAGAGAAATTTTCAGCGCAGTAAAGAAGTAATTCCATGGCTAAGAAAGAAGAAACTAGCACATTGATGCTTAAAGAAGGTGCAGAGCTTTACCTATTTGGAAAGAACTGTTTGCCTTTGACAAATGAAATGCTTCAAGATGCAGATATAGCCGAGTTCGTGGCTTCAAAAATAACGGACGAAGAGAAAATAGAATTTTTTGTATAACCAAAAATAATTAAGTAAAATGTCACTTTCCTATTCACCAGTAGCAGTTCGCGGTGTGGTTGTAGAACCAGTATACGCGAAACTCCTTTTCCTGAATAACACAGTCGGTAAAGGGCTGGTAAATTTTCAGGAAAATGTTAAGGCCGACACTATCATTAGTGAAGCCTCATTTACCACTACCATGCAAGCGTACGCTTCAGGCGCACCAACTGCATCGGGAACTATCGCAGTAACAGACAAGGCGGTAACTCCGACTAAAGTTATGTTCTACGATGAGTTCGATCCTGAAACACTTCGCACTTCACGCTTCAAGCGTTCAATGGCTGACGGAGCATGGAATCTTGACTCTCAAGAGTTCACTAACCTTATCATGAACAACTACGCTCCTAAGGTGTCTTTGACCATGGAAGGTGCTTATTGGAATGGTGCTACTTCTGCTACTCAAACAGCAGTTGCAGCATTGACCGCTGGCACTGGCCAAACATCAGTAGGTGCAGCTGAAAAGACTTTGGTAGCAGCAATGCCAGCCAATCAATTCGATTCGATTGTAGCTGTAATGATTTACAACAATGCCGCTGTTGGTGGTCGTGTTAAAGTTGCAGGTACAACTGTATCAAGCTCTAACATCGCTACTGAATACGGTAAGGTGTACGCAGCTATCCCAGCAGAAGTGTTGGTACAGCCTGACCAAAAGCCTTTCATCTACGCTCCATACTCTCACAAGCAGCTCATTAACATCTTCAATGTTAATTCTACTTACCGCGATTTGTTTTCAGTAGATATCGCAGCAGATAAGTACTTCTACAATGGCATCGAAATCCAATTCGTTCCACTTGCAGAAAACGTAATCGTGTGTGCACTTCCTGAAAACTTGTTGTGGTGCACTGACTTGTTGAGCGACTTGAACGAGTTGAAAATCGACAAGATTGCAAACAACCGCGAAGATATGTTCATCAAGGCTATCATGACTCTCGGAGCTCACGTGATTCGCCAGTCAGTAAACGTACTTTACGTAGGATAATCATAAACCTTGACCAAAGCCTAGCATCCGAAATGGTGCTAGGCTTGGTTAAATAT